TGCAACTGACGCTAAATCATCGGGTGGTATTTTACCGATATATTCGGCGACCTGTTCTCTATCATCAAAATCAACTATATTAATTGAAGAAAAGTCCTCACTATCTCCTCTACTCACATCCACACCCATAATATATCTGTGACCTTGAATAGGTTCTTTCCAATGCCAGAATGTACCTTGCATGTATTTTTCCTTTGGTACTCGAATCATATTCTTTGCAATATTTTCCTGTATTTCACCTGGAATAACACCATCTCCTGAACCTAAAAAGTCACACTCTAATTCTTGTGCAATTTTTCTTCTATCGTATTTGAATTTTTTAGACATGGATTCAAACCATGACGAATAGGGTTTATAACCTAATTCGTGTAACTCTTCGTATTTTTCAATATCAAAGTCATAAAGAACAACATCATCATCGATATACTGTTCTCTATTTAACATGTAATGAACGATATCACTACACTTAACCCATTTTAGGTCTTTAGTATAACGAGGGTCTTTAAACCATCTTAAATCTGTTATATGAAAATCATTTATACCTCGAATTGCTTGGTCATATACACCATAGTAAATTGGGTCATAACCGTTAGGTGTTGAGATAAGAATAATCTTACCACCCGTTGATAAGGATGCCATGGATGCCGCCCAAAAATCATCACCGGCTTCAATGTATGCAGCCTCGTCAAATACTAAAATAGTTGGAGTGTAACCACGTAACGCATCCGCAGATGTTGCAACGGCTTTAACCTCACATCCATTATTTAATCTAAATCTACTTTCTGAGTTTTTATCAGGAGAGAACCCAACGTTAATCCATGATGGCCATTGGTCTAAGAAATTTCTAACTTTGTTAGCCATCTCAATTGCCGTATCTCTTTTGTTTGCGATAATAAGAACCCTTTCTGGATTTTCAGGTTTTGCTAATTGTAATATTTTAGAAATCCAAGCTGCGGTTACCGTTGTTACACCGGCCTGTCTATATTTTCTTGTGATATTCTCATTGTAATCCTCATAGTCTTCTAGCAGTTGAATTTGGTCAGGAAACAATTCCAATGGAACATATTTTTTTTGTGTATTATCGAAAGTCTGTAGATATGTTCTTAAAGCATATGGGGTATCTTTCATGATACGAGCATACTCTTTAAGTTGTTCTATTTTTGTGTTCATATATATAAATACAAAAAAAGGGGGTAAAAACCCCCTTAACTATTTATTCATTCATAATTTATTCATCATCGTCATCCGCTCTTCGAATTCCCATTTGACTTAAAAAGTCATCTAAGTCGTCATCATCGGTATCATCGGTAACATCGTTTAAATCGTCATTAAATGCTGCAATTGCGTTTTGATAATCTTGGTCTCTAAACATTTGGTCAACACCGGACATTAATTCATTCATCAATCTTTTACCATTTTCAGAACCTGAAACTACTTCTTTCATAAATACTAAAAATTGTTTTGCTGGTAATTTAAATATTTCAACTAAAAGGTAGTTCTGTAATTCTGACTTATTTTCATCAGTTAAAATACTTTCAGGAAATTGGTTTCTTACTCTATCCCATATCGCAGGTCCTAATCTTAAATCCCATACTTCTTTTTCTAAAGTATCTTCAGAACCCTCAATTTCACCCCAATTCTCAGATTCGTTACCCTCCTCGTCCGTTGGTCTTCCTTGGATTGCGAATAATTCAAGTGTTCCTTTAATTAATTCATGAACCAATATTGGAAAATTAACACCTCTTGCAACAATTGTTGGGGGATTAGTATTTCTATCAACCTCTTCTTTACCTCCAACTGAACCTCCTTCTCCTCCGGCGCCACCCATCATCTTTTTCATTTGTTCGTCACTTAATTGCCAATAAAGGGTATCGTTGATTGACATCAACACACCATATTGGTTAATTAAATCCTCTGAACCGGTTATTTCTTCGATTTTATCTGTAACATAATGATACATATAGTGACCCTTTTTTGATGCGCCTTGTATCATATTATTAATTAATCTTCTTTTAGCTTTTTCCAAATCAATTTTTTCCAAATCATCCATCAAATCTGTTTCAACATCAACAGGCTCAATATTTGGTTGTTGCTCCATTTCTCTATTGAAATCATTAGTTCCAATTTCACCCATACCGACAATTTTAGCGTTAAATTGTAACGCTCCTTCTGGTATACCCATTTCTTTCATCACCAATTCAACGGCTAATTGTTCTAATTGTTCTCTATGTGCACTTTCAGTTTGGACTATTTTATTATGTGCCATCATCATCATTTGAACCAACGGAGTACCCCTCAAATCTCCTGTTATAGGAGTATTAATTCCAGTATATTCCCTAACTCTCGCAATTACTTGTTTGTATCTTTCAGACGCTAATAGTTCCTGAAAGTTATTATTTGGTTGTTCCGCATTTGGTAATGGGATTTTTTTAAGTGGGGTGTCACCTTGCGATAATTTATTTTGTACCCCTTGGTCGGGTCTATCTGGTGTGTCAAAACTCATTGCCATCTCTTCAATATTTTCTTTGAGTAAAGATAACAAAATTTTTTTAGTAAATTCCATTTTAAATTATTTATTTTTCTTTTCTGATAATGCTTTAGGTTTTGGATTTGTTCCGGGTCCTGGTTGATATGGAGTTTTAGGTTTGTTTGGTTTTTCTTTTGGCGGAGCATCAGGTGAAACTTCAGGTTGGTTCGGTGACGGTGCGGTTGACGGATTATTACCAACAATTGAATCATAAGTCATAAACTCAGGAACTCCGTTGTGTCCAATCTTAGCTTTTCTTGGCATTGGTTTTGACGTTTCTATTACCTTCTCATTAATAATACCCATAATATCTTTTTTAGATGTGAATTTTGTAAATTTACTTTCCGCCAAAGATAACACCCATTCTTTTATTTCCGTATTTTCTTTTTTTCCTTTTACGTTTTTTGTTTTCTTTCCATGTTTTTTATCTTTACATGTACATTCTTTCATCCCACAAATAGGACAAACATCTTCTTTACCTTCGTAAGTTTCAATAGTTTTACCTTGTTTTTTTGCGTTTGCGATGTCCACGGCAGCGGTTGGAGCATTTGCTTTAACCATAACACTTTCGTTAAATAGTGTTTTACATAAGGTTTTAAGTTCGTTATCACTCATCATAATGATGGTATTTCTATTAAACCCCTCCGATAATAATTTTCTTACAAATTCTTTTCTTGTTGTCATGATATTTTAAATTTTAATTCTTGTTTTTCTAATTTTAAATCTCTCGATTTTAGTTTATCTATTACTTTTTCAAATGACTCACCAAAACGGAAAAATAATCTATCCTCCACCATATCGAAATTTGATTTTTCCCAAGCCATAGCGATTATACCATCTACAGCATCAATAACACCGAAATAGTCAGAATTTTGTATCAATTCAAAAACTACGTCGGTGTCACGTAAAAGACCAACTTGGTCTATATATTTTACATCGGGAGATTTAGGACTTACTGTTGATGAGGCTGGTATATCAAACCATTCTTCCATGTCAATTTCAGTACTTTCACTAAAAATGAATTCGTACTGTTTTTGACCTTTATAATCTGAACCTATCTCATTAACATATATTAGACGCATCTTACTTGAAGTATTTTCCTAAAGTTTCAGATATACTCTTATTAATTTCATTCTTAATTTCGTCCAAATCCAATTCTTTAGTTATGTCCCCTTCATTTGGTGTACCTAAATCGGCATATTTTGATAGGTCTATTTCTTCATCTTGAACTGCTGGCATATTTAAGAAATTTTCTAATTTATCCATTGTCTCACCCAATTCTTCATCACCTGTTGGTTCTGATGGGGTTGTTTCATCATCCGCAGGAACATCGTCCATTTCAACGTCAGAATCCGCATCTTCTTCTACATCTCTATCAAATTTCTTTCCGATTTCTTCAATGTCATCATCCTCAAGTTTGTTCAAATCGACAGCCGAAATAATCATGTTAAGTACGTATTTAATATCGTCACTTTCCATTTTAGATTTTTGGTCTCTCAATTCTTGCCCCAATTTACCTGAAAACTTTTGAACTTCAGCCATATAATCTGAAGGTTTCGCTTCACCACCCATTTCATCTGGTACATTACCATCTGAAGGTGGCATTTCTCCACCCATATCAGGTGTTGGTTCAGCCGGTGGCATTTCTCCACCCATATCATCAGCCGGTGGCATTGGTTCAGATTCTGGTTTATTTTGTTTTAAAACATATTTTGTAGATTCGTTCAATTCCGAACTACTTAATAAGTTCATTCTTTTATCAGCATCCGCATATGAACTAAATCGGTTTTTGTTTTTCATGAAAAGACCACCGATATAATCAAGTGTGTTTTCATTCAATCCTTTTTTTACATAGTAACCGTCTTTTTCTTTAACGATACCAAAAACACCGTTTGATGATTCTGCTATACGTTCAACTTTAGATGTTGGTGAATGTGATGACGTGGTATTTTGTTTATTACCGTAATAGGTCAACTCAAGGATACGCTTAAGTTTATCGTCCCCGTTAAGTTTTTCACTTCCTAGTGGTTTTAAGTCTGCCATTTTTGTTAATTGTTAAATATGTTATTTTTCGTTATCCTATAAATACATGCATATAGGAAAAAAATTTAAGTTTTCTATTGTGGGATGGACAATTTATTATTTCTAATAGATGTTTTTATATTCATTAGTTTCTGAATATATCCATTTCTTCTTAATAATTTAAATGTTAGGTTCTCATATGAGTACTCCCCACCACTCTCAAGTCCACTCTGTCTGAACTTTTTTATTTTGGATTTTAATTCGTTTAAATCTTTTGTAATGTCATTACCCTGCTCTGATTTTTCAGAAAGGTCGTCAATTAATTTTGCGTATTCCTCTCCTTTTTCAAGTATTTTTCTATCATCAATTTTTGGATTAGATTTTTTAGGTTCAATAATCCATTCACCGTTTAATACGGAATAAACACCCGACGATAAATGTTTTTCATCCACGTCTTGAACATATAACTCAACATCAAAACCTTTAATTTTAATATTGGTTGTATCATTCCATATAATTTTTTTACTGTCAAAAAATTCTTTTACTATTTTATTATACACGGATGTTTCTACTTTGTTACCGTCAAATTCATCTAAATCAATTAGTATGTGTAAATCCACATCCGAATATTTTGACCAATTATAGTTTGATAATGAAC